GGAAATAGCTTTTACCAGGCCCCGCGTAGGGTCCCCGCCGACGTAGTTATCCGCTATAAAATAGGGCATTTGCTTCCCGGCCTTCAAGCGGTCCGCGTTATCGGCCACCCAGTCCGTGAAAGCTTTGGGCGGCTCCGTTACGGTATTGCTGGGCTTCCAGGTGTCAAGCTTCCCGGCTGCAAGCGCGCGGATCCTGCTCCTAAAGTCGCCTTCTTTTATGAAAATAGGGACCATCCGGCAGCGGCATTGGGGATGCCAGCCGGTCCACTGGAAGCTCTTAGGGTATTCGCCGGCTAATTCGTCGCAAATGTCCCGTAAAGCTACTTTCTTGCCCTTGATGGTCGTCGTGTGGTTGTTGCTCAGCTCAATTTTGTAGCCGGTAATAAGGGGGTTATTCTGGTAGCTCTCCCACTCCGCCCGCCTGTAAGCTGCGTTTACCTCTGTACGGGCCAGGCGCAGCGCGTTCTGGTAGCTGGAACGGTAAACGCCCCGGCCCGGGTGGTAATTCTTGGCGTTCTTGGAAAGCTCGAGTTCCCCGGTCTCCTTATTTCGTACCCGGCGGAAAAGCTTGGAAGGGTTGTTTAGGTAGCCCCGGACGGAACGGCTTATTTCGTCCGCGCTCTTTCCCTGGAGGATGCCTTGCTGGATTATTTCCTCTATTTCCTGCTTCGCAAATAGGGAATTCCCCCAGACGCGGTCGGAAATGTTCAGGCCCCCGTGCTTCTGGGTATAGAAAGCGCCGGCGGAAACACCGCGGCCGCGTAGATCCTCCCGGGCGCGGTCTGCTATGGCCCGGACGGCGTTCCTTCCGGCCTGGGTCCTCCCGAAAGCTGAATAACAGGCGTTTGTTACGCTGTCCTCGCCCTTCTGCCATGCCAGGGAAACGCTGCTTTCCAGGAGCCGGTCCGTTTTGGCCGCCAGCGCGTCCAGGCTCTTTATAAGCGCCTTCGTTTCCGGGCGGTTTGGTTCAAACGTGAACGGCTGCCCGGCCTGAATAGCCCGGCGGACCTGCGCAAGCTGCAGGACGCCCTGATAAGTGCTTCCGTATAGGTCCGTAAGCCGGCGTTCGACCTTGCTTACTATTGCGTAGGTCTCTACGGTTTGCGCCGTGTATTTGGGTTTTTTAGCCATTTTGCGCTGCTGCCTGTAATTCTTCAATAACTATTTTTATATACCGGTCCAGGATCTCCTGGGCGTGGTTCGCGGGGCCTGTAAGGACGTCGTAGCCTTTGGACTCAACGTAAAGCGCGTAACCTTCGCCGGCTACAATTACGCCGACGATCCCTTCCGGGTATTGCTTCGCTACTTCCTCGACGGTCTCTTTTGCGGTCGCCCGTCCGTGGCTGCCGTCGCTGGTCCCGTTCCCGGCTGACATGTATTCCTCCGTAAAGGGCTGCCCGTCTATGTAAATGCCGTAACCGATGGAAGACCGCAGGTTGCTGGTCTGGTCCTGGTACGTGTTCAATTCCCGGGCTTCCGCTGCTATCTCGAGCAGGGTCATTCGGAAGGCTTCGGCTATGGCTTGCGGGGCGACCTCTGCAAGCCGCCCCAGCTTGGCCATAATCTCGTTTACGTTAAATTTCGGCTCTATATATCCCATAAGGCTTTGGAATTTGCCCGGAATGGCGGCTATTTTGCCGTTTCCGGGCGTTTTGTCGTTTGTCCGGGGACTTTATAGGGTGGGTTCCGTAATGTCCTGGAAAGCGCCCGTTTCTTCGTCCGCTTCTATTGCGTCGATTTCGGCGTCCGTGTCGTCCACCCAGCCCAGGCGCTCTACGGCGTTCCGCCTGGAAGCGATGGCCTTCTGGCCGGTGGCGGCCATAAGGATCTCCACTTTCTCCTTTTCGTCCTCCAACATGAACGGCTTTACGATCGGCTCTACGGTCAAGCTGTCGCAAGCGGCCCCGAATTCCTTGTTTCCGGCGTTCATCTGCTTCAGGAAGGCCTGAACTACGGAATAGCGCCTTTGCAAGTATTCCCCGAAAACTTCCATTTTGTCCTCGACCTTTAGGTGTGCGTCCATGAACATAAGGCGCAAGGCTACGCCGGAAACGTTCAAGCCCTTAACGCTTTCCCAGCTGATGTCCGGGGTCTGCGTTATCGTGTAAATAAGGCGCAGCAGGGTCTCTATTTCAAGCTTTACGCTATTGGGGGCCTGGTCCCACGTCATATAGTGGGCGTCCCCGTCCGGATCCATCTCAATAACGGCCCCGGCTTCGCCCTTCTTTGCAAAGCTTACTATATTGCCCTTCGTTACGATCTTCGGGCTTGCGTGGTAGTCGTTCGTTTCCGCGAAGTTGGAAAGTAGCTTTTCCAGCCGGTCGATAAGGCCCTGAACGTCCGCCCACTCTGTCTCTGGCTGCCGCCCGTAAATAACGGGAATTTTGCCCAGGGAGTTCTTTTTGGGGAAGCCCTCTATAAGCTTCCAGCCGTCGTTCTGGTTCAGCCACCTGTACGTGGCTTCCGCCGTGTACGTCTCGAAATACTTACGTTCTACGCCGTTCGCGTCCTTGATGCTGAATTCGCGGGAAAAGGCCACCAGATCCCCCGTGGCGTCAAAGTACGGATAAAGGGTGTCCCCCTTAAGCGGGGAAAAAATAAGGGTTCGCAGCTTGAAGTTCGCTTCAAAGCCGTAAAGGTTGTTTTTCGGGGCCGGTACGGTATACCAAAGTTCCGCGGCTTCCGTGGCGCTGAATATCTGCCGGGCGACCTTGCGGTTTAGCGTCTGGCTCTTTGTCTGCTTTAAGGCTTTCTTCAAGGCCTGGAGGACGGCCTTTTCCTGCTCTCCTTCCGGTTCCGCGTCAAGCAGTACGGGGTTCCCGAAAAGGAAGGCGACGGCCCTCTTTACGATAAGCTTCTGCAAGGCTACGGCTACGCGGGCGACTTTCTCCCTGCGCCAGGTGGTTCCGTCCTGGGCGGTCTCTGTCACTTTGATGGTCCGGTCCGGGTCCCTTGTATCTTCGTCGCCGGCGACCTGGTTCGGGTCTGCCGGGTCCGTCTTGACCCAGCGGTCCTTCCGCTTAATAGGGTCCATAACGTCGTGGCCCTCCGGTTCAAGCTGGCGGGCGTAAAGCTCCGCGTTCGGGACCGCGTCCAGGCGGCCCTTCTTAAGCTCGTTAATGAGCGCTTCCTGGTTGTCTCCCTTGAACAGATCCGCAAGGGTCACCGGCTGCTCCTGGTTGGTTGTGCTTCTTTCTTCTGGCATGGTGCGTGGTGTTTATTGTTTAACTTCAAAGGTTCGCTTTAATGGAATACGCCGACGGCGCTGATGCGGCCGGAGTCCTTCCTGAATTCGACCGTTCCCGTCAAAGCATCCGGGGCGTCGTCGTGGGCGTTCTTTCCTATCTTGGAAAAGTGCGTTATAGCTTCGTAGAATTTCGGCCACAAGTGTTCCCAGCCTTCCGGGAAAAATGTAAGGTTCTGGACCTCGTTGCTGTTGTGGAAAATTCTTTCATTCTTGTTTTTGTCCTGGAAAAACCAGCGGAAGGCCGTTTTTCGGTTTACAAAGACGGTCCGGCATAATTCTTCAACCTTGCGGGCAAAGCTGCGGCCGCCGTTATTGCTTTCGATGATGGCTTCCTGGACGCCGTGGTTCGTTATGCGCCGGGCGGTCTCGCTCTCTGTTACTTCCATCGGCTTATCCGTGTAGTAAACGTCTAAAATATAGTTTCCGATATCCGTTTCCACGTAGGTTATGGAGCATAAGTAGTCCGTTCCGGTGTCCGCCGTGTCCGTGTAATTCTTGACCTTCCGGTATTTGGTGGCGGGAACTTCCGAATACGTCCGGAAGCCCCTTTCATACATAAGGCCTTCAAGCGGGCGGGGGTTCTGCATGTACTGCGTATCGAACACAAAAGCGTTTTTTTCGCGTAGTTCGTGCAATTCCTCGAGCGTGTGCTTGAAGGGCCACAGCGCCTTTTCTTCGCCTGTCTCTGGGTCCACCTGAATAACGGGCAGCTTTATTACGGTCCATACGTCCGGCTCTAAGCGTTCAAGGTAGCCGCAGAGGTCGTTATCGTCCAGGCGCTGCATAATAATTATTATCGGCGTCCGGCGGCTATTGGTGCGGTTCCGGATGGTGGTCTCGAATTTCTGGTTTATCTTTTCGCGGATCTGCTCGCTCCGGGCGTCGTCCGGCTTGATCGGGTCGTCTATTACAATAGCGCCCCCAAAGCCTTCCGTTTCCAGGGCGGCGCTGTCCTCTAATTCCTGAACTTCCGCGGCCAGTTCCTCATCGTCCTCTTTGTCTACGATGCCGGCTCCGAAGCCGGTTACTTGCCCGGCGCTGGAAATAGCGTACATTCCGCCTCCGGCGCGGGTCTCCCACTTGCGGGTGCTTACGCTGGTGGGCTGCGCTTGCGGGAATAAAAGCCGGTATTCCTCCGACCGCATGATCTGCTGAACCCCGCGGGAATTATCGCGGGCCAGGTCGTCGCTATACGACAAATGAATGAAACGGGCGGCCGGGTTTATTGCAAAGCCTTCCGCTATAAAGTTCTTAATAGCCAGTTCCGTCTTTCCGTATCGGGGCGCTACGTTGATGATAAGGCGGTTTATTTCGCCCTTCAGGACGCGGTCAAGCGCCGCCGCGATGGCGCGGTGGTGGTCGCCCACTATAAACTTACGCTTGTAAAGCTTCTTAAAGAAGTAGCGCGTAAAGTGGAGCGTTCCCTGCATGACCCAGGTCTTTGTTATATCTATGTCCCGATACGTCTCCAACGGTTAAAATTCTTCGTTTAACTTCTCTATGAAGGCGGCGGCTTCCTCCTTCGTAAGTACGCGCGGGGCGACCAGGTCGGCCCCGTCCTTTCCCGTAAGCTCTACGCGCTTCGGGTTGTGCCTGTTATAGAGCCGGTCCGCCAGGCGCTCTACGGTCGTAGTGCGTCCGTTTTTCATATCCGTAAGAATGGCGACGGCCTGGTTCTTAGGGTACGAGGGTACGCTGTCAAGCTGAATTAAGGCTTTCAGCTGGCTGTCTGTTAGGGAAATTAGCGCCGCGTCCCAGGTGTCCAGCTCCTGCTGGCTTAGGTGGTATATTTTGCGGGCGCTCTTTCCGAATAGCGTTTTAAGGGTGTCCCCGACGTGGTTCTTTGGCCGCCCGGCGGGGTTCCCGCTCTGGCCTTTTTTCCACGGGGGTCGGAGTCCCTCGGTATTTGGTGCTTTGTTTGCCATATTTCGTTACGGTGTTATGCCCGGGGCGGGCGGTGCTTTCCCCGTTTCCTTTCGGTGTTGCCTATTGGCGGCCCCGGGCTGCTACGTAATTGCCTATATACTGCTTCTTTTCCCCGCTCTGCTTCTCCCAGCGTTTTATAATCACGTCGCAGTAGGCGGGATCTAATTCAACGGTAAAGCAAGCGCGGCCGAGCTGGTCCGCGGCTATAAGCGTGCTTCCTGAACCCCCGAAAATATCCACCACAATTTCCCCGGGGCGGGTCGAATTCTTAAGCAAGCGCCCGCAAAGCTTGACGGGCTTCATCGTGGGATGGTCCGCGCTGATCTGGGGCTTGTTTTCGTGTATAGCGGTGTTCGGTATCTGGGCGGCTTCGATAAGGTCCTTTAAGGCCTGCTTAAGCTCGTTTTTGCTCATCTTTTCAAGGTCAAGCGCGGCGGCGTCCTCGTAGACCGTAAGCTGGTCCCGGCGGTCCACGAAATAGTGGGGCTTCCCGCCCTTCCAGCCGTAAAGGATGGGTTCGTGCTTCCACTGGTAGTCCTGAAGGCCCAGAACCATGTTATTTTTTACCCAGATAAGCTGCTGTTTGTACTCAAAGCCGGCCCCCTCGAAAGCGTTTACAAAGTTTACGGCTTCCCTGGAAGCGTAGAAGATGTAAATAGCTGCGCCGGGCTTGGCGATTCCGTACATCCCTTCAAAAGCTTTGTTAAGGAAGGCCCCGAATTGCTCCCGGGTCATTTTGTCGTTTGCGATGTCCTTCTGGATCCGGTTCCCTTTGTCCGCTTTGTTAAGGACTTCGTTTTTGGCGGAATAGTCTACGTTATAGGGCGGGTCCGTCAGGATAAGGTCCGCTTCGCGTCCGCCCATCAAAAGCTTAAGGACGTCCGGGTCCGTGCTGTCTCCGCAAATAAGGCGATGCCGGCCCAGCTGGAAGATGTCGCCGTATTGGGTTTCCGGGGCCTTGCTCAATACGTCGCCGGGGTTAAAGTGATCTTCCTGGGCGTCCTCCTGTGGGATGGCTGTATCAAGGTCCGGAAGGTCGACGCCCCAGTCTACAAGCTGCGCAAGGTTCCAGGACGCGGCGAATTCCGCCGGATCCCAGTCGCCGTAGCCTACGTTATCCTTTATAAGAAAGGCTTTTACTTCCTCTACGTCCGCGCCCTCCGGGAATATCTTGCAGGGGGCGTCCGTATAGCCTAATTCCTTCAAGGCCCGGAAGCGCATATTTCCGCCGGCTATAACGTATTTTTCGCCGTGCTTTACGACTACAATTTCGCGCAGGGCCATCATCCCCGGGTGGTCCGTTATGCTCTTTTTTAGCTTCCTGTATTTTTCTTCCGAAATGGTGCGGGGGTTCCGGGGGAGTCCCTCTATTTGCCCCTTATTGGGTTCCAAAGCCGAAAGGGGGAGCAGCCGGGCCTGTACCAGCTGCACCCCTTCAAAGCTCCGGGGGGCGGCCCCGCCCTGGCGGGCGGCGGCCTTCTTTGTAGGTGTCTTTTCTGCCATGCTTAGTAGGGTAAATCGTCAAGCGCTCCAAAGTCGGGCATATCTTCGCCCCTGTAATACGCGGCGGAAGAGTCGCCGCCGCCGTTGCTCCATCCCCCGGCGCTGCGGGGGTCGTCGTACATGCTGGCCATTGTCGTGTCCTCCTGGTTTAGTCGTTAAATTGCTTTTTTATGAATTCCGCCCAGAGTTCGTCGTGCCGGACGGGCTTGTTTATGGTTTTATACGTTTCTACGATCCGGCTCAGGTGTTCGTCGTAGAAGTCGTAAATAACCGGGTTTTCCTCGATCGTGAACTGCTCAATATTCCCGGAACTGCGTAGGTTCGCGCTTCCGTGCATCACTATCTTGCGCCCGCCGGCGGTCTCAAACTGCGCCGTTTTGGTATGAACACCGGCGACGGCCAGCTGGAAGCGGTCATCTACGTCTAATTTCCTGTAAATGTACGGGACCAGGCTGTGGCGCTCCATGCCGTAAAAATAGGCGCTGACTATAAGGTCCAGCCGGTCTATATAGCCGTGACGCAAAAGGGCGGCCAGGCTGTCCGTGTTATTCTGGTTTAGCGAAAGCGTGGAAATTAGAAGCTTCCGGCATTTTACGTGATGCTCTACGAGGTAGGCTTCCAAAAAGTCCCCGAAAATGAAATTACCGGAGACGAATACGTCCGTTCGCTCTCCAAAGTCCAGGCGGACGTTCCGCGCAAGGTCCCGGGCGTTATCGTAGCAGACGCCTTCCTCGCTGATGGGCTGGAAAACGCGGGGCTTTATATAGCGGGTTTCCTCCGTGGCGGCGGCTTGCTCCGTCGCTACAAAGTCAAAGACCGCCGGGTCAAAGTCCGGGACGGCTATGCCCCCGACGTCGAAGATCGGGGCGTCTTTCTTTTCGGGTTTTTTCCGTGCCATGCTATTTCTTGCGTTTTTCCGGCTTCCCTGGTTCAAGCTGGTAGGCGCTCAGCCACCCTGGCAGGGGCTTGCCGTGCAGCGTTACGCGGAAGCGCTGCAAGCCGCCGGCCTGGCTTTCCTCAATAATGCGCCCCCGGAAGCCTGTAAGGTCCGGGCGGTCCGGGATGCGCATAAGGATTACTTCGTCGCCGACTTTCATGGGTTAATCTACGGCGTAATACGTGAATTTGTCGCAAAGGTAGCCCCCGCCGCACCATATCCAGTAGGCGGCGTAAAGTACGGCTATAAGCCCGCCGACCGCTGTGGCGACGGCGTCCTGCCACTCTACGCTGTGGCCCCTGTGCTTTTTGTCGTAGAATTCCTTACCGATGCCGGCCCCGGCTGCGAAAAGGAAGGCCAGAACGCAAGCAAGCCAGACCGGAAGGTGCAAGGCAAAGAAAAGGCCCAGGAAAAGGGCGGCTATAAGCTGGCCCGCGAAAATGTGCAGGAGCTTATCCTGTGGAAGCAGCCTAACAATAAAGGCGATAATTTTTTCAATCATAGCGCGTGTTTTTTGGTGTTTATGGATGTGCCCTGGGATCCGCTTCGCGGTTCCCCGGTACAAAAATACAAAATTCCGCATTAGTGTAATACGGAATTAGGCAGGCGGATTATTAAATAATTACCAACAGGGGCGGCCGGGTGGCGGGATGTAACTTGTTACGGCGGCCTGGAATTCCTCGAAAGTCCTGCAAACGATGTATTTGTAGCCTACGCGCTCGACGGCTGCCTGCCATTCCTTCTGGGCGGCGCTCTGCCTGCTGCCTTTCTCGGTGGTTTTCATCTCAATGCAAAGCCCGTGAAATTCCCCGGAAGCGGAAGGGGCCAGCAGTATAAGGTCCGCCACCCCGGCGGTTACGCCTTCGCCCTTCATGATCGCGGCTTCCGTCCGCCCCCTGGCTCCGCCGTTCCCTACGGCGAAAAGGTTGCGGGCCAGCTGCGGGTACTGAATACGGAACCAGCGGACGCATATCTGCTGCAGGTGGCTTTCTTCGTGCCGGGGGCGGCTCCGCGCCTTCGGCGCTTCGCCGTTCAGGAAAGCCTGCATAACTTCGTAGGGGGTGGGCTTCTTTCTGGCTGTCATCGTGTGTGCTGCTTTATGAATTTCGCGCCGTTGACGCGGATGTACTTCGTTTCGGGGTTGTAGGCTCGAATAAGCGCCCGGATGTGGGCGTCTGGAAGCTGCGGGCAGTCGAAGTCCCGGAAGCTTATAGCGTCCCCCTGCCGGTCCCCGAAATTGCGGAGGGGATGCCAGTGGCCCCGTAAGCTATTGGGGTCGTCTATTACGTAGGCTTCTACGACGTAGCCTTGCGGCGTGTTGCTGATCTGGAATTGCATA